TTCAAACAAAAAAGATAACTTTGTTAATATACGCTTTCGTTTATCCGATGGAAGAAAAATCCAAATGTTTCATACTTCTGAATTTTTAATCCAGCCTTCCATCTGGGACGATAAAAAGGAACAATATAAAGCCAAAGCCATTATACCAATTCATTGCAAAACTAGAGAAGAATTATATAGAGACATAACTGAACGCAAAAATTTAATATTGCGTTTATACACAGAATATAAGATAGAAACTAGCGAACAGTTAAATAAATATATAGATAAATATCTCAATCCAGACAAATATGATATTGAAAAAGCAAATTCAAGCTTTTACAACAGATTTCTTCTATACATAGAACAATCATACAAAGATGGCATATTCGGAGAAGGAAGAAAAAAACATTATGATGTTTTATTACGAGAAATTAATCGTTTCCTTATTATCAATAAAATAAGTGACATCACTCCAGGTGATTTTAATAATGAGAAACTTATATTATTCCGAGATTTTCTATTCAATGAATATATCTTAGTAGAAAAATATAGAGGTCTATATATTAATATGGATAATCGCAATATCCCTCAAGCACCAAGAGGGCAAAACACAGTTGCAACGAAATTAAAAAAACTACAAGCGTTCTTTAATGAACTGGAAAGCAACGACGAAATAGCCGTTTCACCGTTTCGAAAGCTGGGAAAGCAACGCAAAACGATAATGATGAAAGAACAATATGATGAACCTATATTTTTGACAAAAAACGAATTTGTAAGAATACAAAATACCAATGTACCTTCCTCTTTGCAGGAAACAAAAGATGTTTTTATCTTACAATGTAGCTTAGGTTGTAGAGTTGGGGACTTTCAAGAATTATCATTCGACAATATTAGCATCGAAGAGAACATACCATATATACATTATCTTCCCCAAAAAACAATAAAAGAGAATGATACTAGAATAGAAATAAAAACCCCATTGATGCGTTTTGCCTTAGAAATTATACAAAAATACAATTTTAAATTTCCGATCCTTCGTTATGTGTATGGAGAACGTGGATATAATGATAAAATTAAAATATTATTAGAACATTGCTGCATAGAACGTTTAGTCCCTATTTTTAATGAATCTACGGGGAAGAATGAGTATAAATCATTATGTAAAATAGCAAGTAGTAAACTTGCTCGAAAGACTCATGTAGATATGATGAATAAAGTTCAAGTTGATAAATATGCTGCAGGACTTCATTCAAAAAATAGTAATGCTGTCAATAGATATACCAGTTTAAGCATTAAAGATCGTTTTATTTTAATGTGTGCGGCTTTTGGATCTTCAGAATATAAAGTAGATGAACAATTAAATATCATATAATCAATTATACACACAAAGATATAACCCTTGCAATAATTGCAAGAGGAATAAGCCAGTATAGCTACCTTTCTAAGTGTTCCATAACATAACCATGAGCAGACGGCAGAAATCATGATGATACCTGTCGTCTGCTTGTTCCAACAATATGTCGAGGTTAGTCCTCATAGTCCATCGCAGTCATGTATTCCCAAACCTTGCCAGACGGCCCGTCCTCATCAGCGAAGTAGAACCGGAAAGCGGCCTTCAATAAGGTTGCTTCGTCTAGGACCACACACATATCCGCATAGAAGGAATTGAAAGCAACGTATTTGTCCCATGGGGTTGTACCTTGCGGGAAGGGCATTGATTTAGTCGCTTCAAGAATTTGATCTACATTCCAGTGCGCGCCGGTCTTCTTTTCTCCGGCAGCATTGGTGTAACGGATCTTTTCCACATCCACCTCAGCGAAATGTTTATCGTAGTGCGGACCATATAAGGCCTCGTGTTGTTTTCTCATAAAAGCCATGTATAATTCAGGATGTTCTTCCTTTACTACACAGAGGACATCATTAAGGCTATCAACACTTTGCCACATCGCTTTTTCAGATGTCGCACCGTTGGCCTTTGCATTTTTTATCAGATCTTTGTATTCCATACTTTATTTCTTTAATAGTCCTTTCAATTCAAGAAGATCGCTTTCGGTTATTTTGATGGCTGTAGTATTTCCGAAGATAAACGAGGTAATCGGATTACTTGGAAGATTTATATTGATCGCTCCACCTCCGATATTCCCGTTCAAGAATCCATAATTAAATGGCGTCTCTTTCATTGACTTAAGGATAGAGATAAAATCGTCCACCAACAGATCAGCCTTGACGTTACCATTCTTATCAATCATCCACATTGCCGCCTCATTCAAATACTTACTCATCTTATCCGAATTGAAAATCATTTCGTTTTCAAGTCTTCTTTTAAGATGTGAGCCCGCTACAGACAAAATAGGTTTTCCCTGTACAAAATCATCGATACGCTCACCCGCCCATACCATTAGAGATTCAGATAAATCACCTTTCAATTTATCTATGCCTTCTATAAAGTTGCTTGTTTCCATTCCTACTATTTTTTAGCTTGTTTGGTTACTGGGGCTTTCCCGTTCTTCATATCTATAAACTCTTGCCATGTAAGGTGGCTGTATTGCATAATGTACTCATTCATTAATGCTTCTTTTTTGTTCGCCTCCTCCTTTGCTGTTTTTTGAATTCTTTTTAGCAGGGTAAGATGTTTATCCAATGCATCTTTACCGTCTTTTGTCTGCTCAACGATGGGACGCATAATACGCATATATTCACGTTGCAATATCTGTTGAATATCCATACTACTCTCCTGAAATTCCTGATTGTTTTGTAAGTAATCAAACTCTTTGTCGGAGAGAGAAGATGTTATTCTATCTATCTCATCCCACACTGGAGTTACAGACTGTTGCGGCTGTTGATAGGTACGTTTCATATCAGCCATTTTCTGTTGCAACACTTCCTGCTCCCGTTCCAGTTCCGGCAGGTTATAGTTCCTTTGTTGCAATAACGGATCTCCAAAATTCATAATATCGTTAGTTAGTGGTTAATAATAAGAAAGTGGAGCACCCCCGAAGGGGCACAACCACTAACTTTTCTTCTTTTTTACTCTGCGCTTGGTGCGCTTGTCTGAGTTCTGCAATTGCATCCCCACGGATTTGCCCCCTCCAGCACTGTTACTGTCGGGGTTGATGGTAAACCCACAACACCGTAGATTGCACGACAAGTTTTGCGGTCAGTATAATTGATAGAAGCTGTGAAAGCTCTGTCAATTTCGCACTGGATAAGCTTGTCTTGATATGGACGGGTAGCTTCGAGAACAGCAACTTTCTTGTCCAAATCATTGAACTTAGCACTGTAGCGTTCATTCAGAACATCGTAAAGGTCACGCTGACTCTTATACAGACCGAAATCACCCTCAATCTGTGATTTGTACAGACCGAAGTCTGCGTCTACCTGTGACTTGTACAAACCGAATTTCTCAGCAACGTCCACCTCGCGGTGTGCATACATCTGTTCTTGGGTGTTCACTTTCAGCCCCCACATTGCATTTGTCAATGCAAGAGATTCCTCACAACCCTTTTCCCATGCCATAAAAGCGGTAGGAGCCGTTGCACCGGAACGGCCAGAGATTGCATCACTGACTGTGTTGATATTCACATTTTCGGGCATACCACCGCCACCGATAAGACCGCCACGGTTACGAGCCAAAGCCCACAAACCAAGAGCGGTGCCTGCTATACCTAGCCCTAGTCCAGTTCCGGCTACACCTTTAGAAGCATAATCGTTCTCTTTGTCGTCATGAACGTACTCCTTTTCCTTGATAATTTGTTTTACTTCTTCCATAGTTCGAAATATTTGGAATTACGATCAATATTGACCGCATCACAAAGGACAGGAAAAGTGCGTTGCTCCTAAATTATTCCGTTGCTACCTCATTGCTAATATGTTGCAAGTTCGTTGCTACACTCCATTTCTTTATCTTGTATTGGAAGTTGTTGCGTATCTTGTTTACAGACTGTCTCGTAAGTTTAGTAAGGGTGGAAATTTGGCTATCGGTCAGTTTTTGGGAAAGTAAGTGTATTAGGATATATCTTGCGTCTACGGCTTCTTCCGAATTACTATGGAGCAGATCGTTCTCTTTTATTCCCGTTTCATTTGATACAGCTTCGACCAATTCTCTATATAAATCTATATTTTTCATGTTGTAAAACATATATGGTTCAAAAACAAAACATCTCAAAATCTGTTGATAAAGCTATGAAGCCCCTCAAACAGTCTCTGAGATGTTGGCCCGTGTTGATTTGGTCGTCTGTTACGGGTATGGGGCTTCTTTCTTATTGCCCCTAGTCATTTGCTACGATATCCAGCCTTCTACTTTACCGGTGTACGGATTGAATAATGGTTATTTCATGCTACCTCCTTTCTTTATGAACCTTTTTCCATTGGAAATTGTTATATAGCTGAATTTTAAACTTTTCATACCGGGAAGGTCTGTGAAGATATTAGCCGGTTAATTTTTGAACAGTTTAATTATTAACACAATAGATAGTATTGCAATTACACCAACAGCCCAGCCGCCCAGTTCTATTTTCATCTGTTGCCATCGGGTTAGCCGTTTCTCCACCGGATAAGGGATCTGCACAGAGTCAGTCAGCATAACCGTATCAGTCTTGTTAATTGTCAGATACCGGTATTTATACCGATATTTCTCTTTGTATACGGTATCACCCTTTACGAATAGGAATATGCTGTCATGTTCATATATGCTGTCAAAACGGATGCTATCACGTGTCTTGTACTCCGTCTTCACAGTCTCTACCGGAACAGACTTGATGCTCCGGCAGCTTGTGAAACATATTCCTAACATCACGAAAATGATATAGAGCAGATTCCTCATAACACACTATCTCTGCTAGTCCATTTATATCCGGACAACAAATTATCCAATGATTCTCCCTCATACACCGGATAAGGATATACAGGCTCTTGCGGGGTTTCTTCTCCAAGCTCCGGCAATGTCATTACAGATGGGAATAACATTTCATAGTTAGCCACTTTCATTATTACCTCTGTTCCATCTATGCTCTTTCTAGGAGCCAAGTGTAATTCATCAAGTACTTCTTGTGGTACTTCATTTAATTTTTCTACGGGAAATACGATATATTTCATTGTTTCTTAAATATTGGGTTAGTTACATCAATTAATTCGTCTCTTTCAAACAGGTTCTTTAGCATATTAATAGATAGTTGGTCTATGGTCTTGGTATAGAACATGGCTTTGTAGAATACGGCTTTTCTATACAAATCTCTATATCTTCCAATTGTTAATCCTACGCTATCAACTCCGGAACCTTTAGTTAAGGCATTTCCATTATAACTAGTAGGGGTAATCCAACTAATTTTAGATTCTTCCAATGGAACAATTTGCTGATGTGAAAATGATATAATATAATTTTGTGCACCATAATAACATTCCATTAGAAGAGAGTTTATATTATTATTTCCATTTATTGCATCACCTTTTACTAGGAAAGTTTGATTATTAACTAATGTACTTTCAGGAAATTCTCTCTTAGCAATAACCGTAAAATCAGTCACAGCAGGAATAACAGTATTAACAGCATGGTCTTCTACTCCGTCTAATAGTAAGCCGTTATCATCTGTATATCCACTCTCACTATTATAAGCAACATTCTTAACCTCTAATGCATTAGCCACATCTTTACTTACTTGGTCAGCAATAAGATTCCTATCTGTATCGGTATTCTTCTTACCATAAGCATCCCAATAATAATTCGGACTTTCTACATAACCACCTTCAACACCCATTACATCATTCAGTTTCTTTATCTCATCTTCACTAGGTATCTCGGGGAAGAGCATGAACTCATAGAGGGACATATTAGTAAAATTACCTTTAGCAAAAGAAGTACCGATATTAGGTGAATAGCTTTTGGCATTTCCACTATTACCTACCGTTATATTATGAGTAATTCCTATTAAGTCCTTATCAATAATATGTTCATTAAGTATTCCATCAATGTAAGTTTTACCTCCTTGATTTGAATAACTATATGCAATAGTATTACCTGCTGAAACAATAGCTAAATAGGGTTCCCAATTATTTCTTTGGTCATATAAATATGTATCATATTTTTGCAAGTTTACCTTCATCATCACACACTTACCACCATGAGCCAGAGTAGGAATAGTAATATGGTCTTCTGTACCGTCAAACTTAATACTACCATCAGTAGCCACACCACTATCTTCTGTATAAGCAAAGTTATTAAGCTTACCATGATTCCCTTTACCTGTTAAGTCAGGAACATAGCCTAGTATCTTTAAACTAGAGTTAGGTATGTTTAGCTTTTGAGGTGAGTAGATAGCATGAGGTTCGGTGGTATTAAGTTTCCATGTATGAACATTAGTAAATACCATAGATTTAGCTACTACAATCGGAGCATTAAGATTAATAGTTGTTCCATTATAACGTATACCACCTCCATGAGTATATAATTCCGGTAAAAGTATAGTGTAATTAGTAACAGCAACTTCACTACCTACTTTCAATTTATCTCCCCAAGTTAATATCTTACCATCTTGACTTAGATTAACTATCATAGGATACGGCTGTACAATGTCCTCAAACCTTATGTACTCATCTATGGTTATGTCTATCTTTTGAGGGGATTTAGAAGTAATAATGAACTTACAATCAAACACTCTAGGGGATACATTTACCACCTCACATTCTTGCCCATTAACTTTTGCATTAACAATTTCATCTAATGTATTATTTAACACAATTCTAGCAGCAATAGTATCACCTATATTAACATAGTCTCCTGACTTTATTGTAGCCAAATTATGAGTGTAGTTCAAATAACCAACTTCTGAATATTCTACATTACTCTTCACTATCGGTCTAAACTCCACCATATCTGGATACAGCGTACCCAACTTATACTTCTTTAGCTGTCT